CGTAGAACTGCTGCCACGTGCCGATGCGCTCGTCATTCTTCAGGAACGGCGTGGCCTCAAGCAGGGTGCCGTACAGGATAAGCTGCGGCGCGTACTCCGTCAGCCAGTTTGTCTGAATGGTGTCGTCAAGCAGCGGCGGCAACTCGTAGTACATGATCTCGATGGGGTTTGCCTCGGCGGGTGTCGGCGACAGCAGCCAGTTGTTGTAGTTGTAGTCGGCGTAGAAACGCGGCGTCTCCGTCTGGCTCTCGTCGGGCCAGTACGCGCGGCAATACTCATAGTCGCGGCCGAACAGCATGGTGCGGTTGACCAGCGACGTGCCCGTGCCGATGTTGATCGAGATCGTGTCACGCCAGCGGTCCGGCTTGGCGTAGACGGACTGGCCGACTATCAGCGTGTCGGACACGACGGCGATGAAACCCTGCACCTTCAACTCGCGGGCAATACGGCGCTCGGCGAGGTTGATCAGCCGAGGGATTTGCTCAAAGACAACCGGATCTGAGGCATAGGTCGCGCCGCGCTCAAGATAGCGCTGTACGTCCTGCTTCAGGGTATCGAAGGTCATCGTCGTGGCCATGGCGCACCTTATATCACTTTTGAGGCAGTTTACCAGTCTACGTCTGCGTCGGACAGTCCTTCTCACACAGGCAGACCCACTGGCTGTTGTGTCTCTCGATTGCCGCTACCGTCTCCGCCGTGTCCTTGGCGGTGTCGTAGCCGAGGGGCCGCGCAATTGCGCAGTAGCTATTTACGGGCGCGGTCGAAACGGTTGCGCAGCCGCTCAGTGCGGATAGGGTCAGGCACAGCGACAGCCGCCTCGCCCACGTCGATTTGCCGCTGTATGTCATCCGCCGCCTCCTTGGCTGCCTCCTGCCGTCCCTGCTTCTTCCACTGCTCCCTGTCGAGGAGGGCGCAGAGCCTCTCAACAAGAGCCAGCAGAGACGACAGGAGCCGTATCACTTGGCGCGTTCTGCCAGCAGGACGGCGGCCAGCCCGGCGACGCCGGCGATGGCAGTCGAGATGGCGCTGTACAGCTCGCCGGAGACGCCGAGCGCCAGTGCGATGACCGACAGGCCGGCGTAGGTCGACGGCTCTTTCAGGCGCGTCAGAATGAAGTTCACGGTGGACATATGAGCCTCCTATTGCTCGTTGGTGGAAACGGTGCCGATCTTCAGCTGCACGGGCTTGCCCAGCACAGGCTCACCCCTCGGCCAGCGCGACGCGAGCAGGCGCGTCTTGCCTAGCTTCATGACGCTGACCTCGTTGTTCTGGTTGCCGCCAAGGACGAAATAGTGGCCGGCATCCTCGCCGGCGTAGAAGCCGACGTGGCCGCCGCCTTCCCGGTCAAAGACGAGGATGGCGCCCGGCGAGAGCGCGTCGGGGCGGAGCAGCGCACCATAGTCGCTCCACGCCTTCGCGCGCATATACAGCTTGGGATACGGAAGACCCGCCTCCTTGATGCAGTACGCCACGAACACGCCGCACCACGGCGTCTCGTCTTCGCGCCACCACGCCTTCAGCGTCCCCAGCCATCCGAGGATCGTCGGGTTATGGCGCGGGCCGGGGACTTCCTTGAGGCCGCGAAACAACGTGGCGGTCTTCATCCAACGGGGGAGGGGTGCCGTCATCAGCTATTCCTTCTGCCGCAGGAACGTGAGAAAGTCCGCCGCCATCTCGACGTTGTCGAACGCCTGCACCAGCGGGCGCTGGCCGACGCGGGGCGTCACGATTGTCACGACGGACTGCCCATCACGCTGCTCCGTGAACTGCCCCTTGAGGGCGTAATCGTCAGCGTCCTTATACCCTCTCGCGCGCACAAGGCAAGCGCGGCGACCGCCGGGCAGCTCGACATTGCCGGTGGCAAACGTGTGAATGTGAAAAGCGGCGTAGATGTCCGCATGTTCGTCCATCATTGCCGCACGCTTGAGGCCGTGCAGTTCGTTGTAGATCGACGAGCCTTTGAAGTTGTGACGCGCCCACACCGTGGCGTCCGCGCCGTCCGGCGACACTAGTTTCAGTTTGGCGTCCCAGTCGCGCATCAGGATGCGGTTGGTGTTGAGGCCCTCGAAGATGCGCTTGCCGGTATTCCACGTGTCGTGGTTGCCGAGTAGCCAGAGCAGCCACCGGACACCCAGACCCTTGAGCAGCCACTCGACCAGTTCCCAGCCCTCGGACACCGTGGCAGACTGCTCGCCGTAGAGGCGCTCAAGCCGCCCGACCCAGTTGTTGATGCTGTCGCCGCCGTTCGCGCCGTACATGCCATCGGTCTCGGCGCAGATGCGCGCGTGGCGCTCAACGCTGTCGAGGTCGCAGAACGGGTCGTCGAGGTGCGGGTCGCCGAACCAGCAGATGCCGTACGGCCCGGAGATCGGCACGCGCACAGTCTGCCACGACGCCGCGCGGGCGTGGACAATGCGCAGGTTGTTGCGCGTCTTCATCGTTGCCAGCCGCTCGTCGAATGGCAGATCGGACGGCGGAAGCTCTTCGGCTACCGTCTCTTGGTGCGCCAAACCGGCGGATAGGTAAGCATGCCCGAAGGTGCGGCGAACGGCCTTGACGATGGCGTCGCGGGAGCAGTTCAATCTGGCAGCCGCTGCGGTTTGATTGCGGCCACACGCCTCCCACACAGCGATCCGCTCGGCGTCGATGGCCGTGAGGTCGGTGTTTTGATTGGCCATCAGTTTAGCTTCAGAACGATGGCCAGCAGCAGTGCGATGATGAAACCCGCGACGCCCAAGCTGACGGCCTCCAGCCGCTTCAGGCGGGCGCACAGCCCCTCGTAGCGCAGCGCACACACTTCCTCATGGGTCTGGAGGCGCGCCTTCGTCTCGTCGATCTCGGCCATGTTGTGGTCCGTTACTTGAGATTGCGGAGTTTGTAGATCGCCGACAGGTAGACGCCCGTCAGCGTGTCGATGAGGTTTGCCACGGCGCGGTTGCCTCGGCAGATGCCCTCGTGGTTCTCCTCGATCCACGCGGCGTCGACCTCGAGCAGCTTCAGGACGTCGCCCTTCGGCGTCTCCGGTCCCGGGATGTTGCCGATCAGTTCGAACGCGCCCTGATACGCCTCGACGAGGGGGTCCACGGCGTCGATGACGCCGTCGTAGAACTCACCCAGCGCGATGTGCTTGGCGAAGCTGCCGTCGCCCTTGGCGCGCCAGTGCGCGAAGTGTGCGGCGTTGCGGGCGTAAAAGACGCGGCTGATGAGCTGTTCGATCATGCGATGCCTCTCGCGGCTTTGAGGGTGGCGACCTCTGCGCTCAATTCCTGAATAGCCCTGACCAACACGGGCAGCAGCTTGCCGTAACCCGCCTCGAGCTTGTCGGGGTTAATGTCGTAGACGAGGCCCGGCAGATCGACGCCGGTGCTGGCCATGGCCGCCTGCAGATCCTGCGCAATGAAGCCGGTGTCAGCCTCACCAACCTTGCCGCCGTCGCGCATGTCCCACGTGAAACGAACCGGACGCAGCGCATTGACGAAAGCCAGACCAGCGTCAAGATCAGCTACGTCGCTCTTGTCTCGCGCGTCAGACAGACTGGTGATCGTCGTGACTTGGCAGCGCAGCGTCGCGATGCTGCTGTTGCCGATGGTAGCTTCATTGTTGACGTTGTTAGCGGTGGCGTCTGCGGTGTTACCGATGACAATGTTATTGCTGCCCGTGGTGATGCTATAGCCTGCCTGATAACCGATAGTCGTGTTGCCTGCGCCCGTGCTGTTAAAACGCGATGCATCGTTGCCTACGGCCGTGCAGTTCGCGCCTGTTGCAGTGGTAAGCGCGTACCCGCCTACGGCAGTATTGTAGTTCCCGCTGACATTGTTAAACAAGGCAGAAATGCCGATGGCGATGTTACTGAGGCCGGTGGTGTTCCCAAACAATGCGCTGGCACCAATGGCGGTGTTATCGCCGCCGGTTGTGTTGCTGCCTAGCGCATTTGAGCCAACAGATGAGTTGGCCGCACCAGTAGTGTTGGCGTCGAGCGATCCCCTCCCAACAGCAGTGTTGCTGGCGCCTGTCGTGTTGGCTTTGCCCGACTGATATCCGACGAAGGTATTACTCGCGCCAGTCGTATTGAGGCCAGCTTCAAAGCCAAGCGACGTTTCAAACGGGGTTGTTGACTGCGTGACGCCGGACAGTGACACGCCGGCAGCGGCGCTTGTCCACGTCGTCCCGTTCGATGTCAGGATGTTGCCATTGGTTCCGGGCGCGACAAACTGCACCGCGCTGGTGCCATTGCCGAGGATGACGTTGTTGGCCGTAAGCGTCGTGGCTCCAGTCCCACCCCTAGCAACGGTCAGCGTGCCGCCGGGGCCGATAGACACGACGCTGCCGGTGGAGTTCTTGAAGTACAGTTTCTCGTCGGCGGTATTGAGCGCCAACTCGCCAACGGCCAGATCACCAGCCAAAGGAACGACGCCCGGCGTAGCCGAGCGGTAGAGTTGTATGGGCGTAAAGCCACTGGCCGCCATTAGAATATTCCTCCGTTAGCGCGGCGGACCATAGCCGAAGATCGGTGCGGCGGCAATGATAGTGCGGCGTTCATGGCTGCTCGGGCCACACGATGTTGAACGGATCGGTTTGCGTCGGGACATTCCTCAACGCCTGCCGGTAAACAGCCCATGCTACTTGGTCAACAGGTGCGTCGGCTACCTGCGTCCAGTCGCAGGCTGCGAGGCGTGCGTTGCGGTCGCCTCGGACAGCACCCCACTGCTGGTCAATGTCCTGCTGCGTATACGGGGTAAGTGCCCAGCGTTCCTGCCACACGCCGTCCACCAGTTCGGGCGCAATGCGCTGCGCCACCATGCCAGTGGCCTCCGGCGGCGTCGTGTCCTGCACCGGGTAGCAATACCAGTCGCTGCCGTCGAAGCCTGCCATGTCACGCGGGAACGACGTGCCGGGGTTGGCGCGCGTCAGGTCAGTGAGCGTGTAGGGGTAGACCGGATCTTCACCCGGTACGGTCAGGATGTAGAACATCAGCCCTCCAACTGCTTGGCGATCACGTCGCGCATGATGATTTCCTTGCGCTGTTCGATGATGGACGAGGCCAGCAGGTCAGCGAGACGGGCGCGGAACTCTTGGATGGCCGCGTCGTCTGCGTAGTTGGTGTCAATCTCCGCAATCGCCAGCGTGTAGTTGTCGATATTGATCTGATGCTGGAACACCTCGGCTTCACGGTGAGCGAGGGCGGGGGTGAGGATTTCTATTTTGTTCATGTTATATTGCTCCAAAAGCTACGCTGTTACATTGGAACGGCGGCAGCGTTGCCGGATCAGTAAACTTAGTTCCAAAGCCACTGCCGCTCCACGGGTAGGCCGTGACAAATGGGGACACTTCGTGCCCTACGGCGATGGCGTCGCCAGCGGGGGAGAACGCTACGCCACGGCCATTGCCAGTTGGCAGCGTTGCCGGATCAGTAAACTTAGTTCCAAAGCCGCTGCCGCTCCACGGATATGCTGTGATGAACGGCGTAGAGGTGTGCGCTACGGCAATAGCATCTCCAGAAGGAGAAAAGGCCACGCCGTCGCCTTGCCCGGCAGGCAACGTCGCTGGGTTGGAGAACTTCGTTCCAAAGCCGCTGCCGCTCCACGGATAAGCGGTTATGAATGGGGATGTGCTGTGCGCCACGGCGATGGCATTACCGGAGGGACTGAACGCTACGCCACGGCCAGTGCTTGCAGGCAACGTTGCTGGATTGCCATACCTTGCAATAAAACCACTGGCCCAAAGATAGGTTGAGATGAATGGGGATGTGTTGTGTGCCACGGCGATGGCATTACCGGAGGGACTGAACGCTACGGCGTTGCCAGTGTTAGTCGGCAACGTTGTTGGGTTGGAGAACTTAGTTCCAAAGCCGCTGCCGCTCCACGGGTAGGCCGTTACGAATGGCGTCGTACTGTGCGCTACAGCAATGGCGTTGCCAGCGGGGGAGAACGCTACGCCACGGCTATTGCCAGTTGGCAGCGTTGCCGGATCAGTAAACTTTGTGCCGAAGCCACTGCCGCTCCACGGATATGCTGTGATGAACGGCGTAGAGGTGTGCGCCACGGCGATGGCGTTACCGGATGGGCTAAACGCTACCCCAGTGCCTTGTCCAGTTGGCAGCGTTGCCGGATCAGTAAACTTCGTTCCAAAGCCACTGCCGCTCCACGGATATGCTGTGATGAGTGGGGTGCTGACGTGCGCAACTGCTATATACTGCGCCGCAGTCGGCGTGGCAGTTGCCCCTTTGAGTCTCTGTGACAGCATCAGGCGTCACCCACTCGCGCGCCGTAGATCGTCGTGCCAACCTTCCACAGAACGATAACCGTATAGCCCGTAGTCGCCAGCGTCGGCGCTACACCGCCGTTGGTTTCCCAGACCACGCCAAGCGTCGTCCACGTCACCGTGTACGCCGTGCCGTCATCGATCATCAATGTGATCGACTGCCCTGCGGCCCAGTTCGCTTGCGTGGGAGTGCGGCTTGCGCCCAGCGTCCATGTCTGAATGCTACCATTATTTGGGTCAAGGACGGCACCCGCAGCGTCAACAACAGCAAAAACGGTCTCGGTGTAGCTGGTCAATGTCTTGTTCGTGAGGGTCTGCGTGTCAGTGGTGCCGACAAAGTCTCCGGTCGGATTGGTCTTGACCGTGAACGCCGAGGTGCCATTGCCAATAACGACGCCGGTCAGCGTTGTTGCGCCCGTGCCGCCGTTTGCCACAGGCAGCGTGCCAGACACTTGCGATGTCAGTGAGACACCCGACAGCGTACCGCCGAGCGTGAGACTGCCGCTGCTGGTGACGGTGCCGGTCAGCGTGATGCCGTTGACCGTACCCGTGCCGCCGACAGACGTGACGGTGCCGACACCTTTGCCGTTAAATGTCGCCCAGTCAGTGCTGGTCAGGTAGCCGCTAACGAGCGCGGTCGCCGCTGCCATGCTGATCGCTGGCGTTGAGCCGCCGCTCGACACGACGGGCGCGGTGCCGGTGACGCTGGTCACAGTGCCTGTGGTCGGCGTTGTCCATGTCGGAGCACCTGCCCCGGCGGATGTGAGCACTTGGCCAGACGTTCCCGCTGTGTTTACCGCGTAAGCCGTCCCAGTGCCGTAAGCCACGCCGCCCGCTGTTGGGGTGGCAGTGCTATTGGTGCCGCCGTTAGCGACGGGCAGCGTGCCACTGACGTGCGTCGTGAGACCGATCTTGCCGTAAGCCGGCGCAACGCCCACGCCGCCAGAGATCAGCGCATTGCCCGTGGCGACATCTGCCAGCTTGGACAACGCCGTCGTCGTCGAGGCGTACAGCAGGTCGCCGACGGCGTAGCTGGCCTGTCCCGTGCCGCCGTTGACCGCGACAAGCGTCCCCGCCAGTGAGATTGCGCCGGCCGTGGGCGTCGAGGGCGTCAGGCCCGTCGAGTTACCAGAGAACGATGTCACGCCGCCCACGCTGCCCGTCAGGGTGACGAACCACGCCGTGTAGGTGCCGGAACCCGCCGTGCCATCGACGAGGACGGTCATGCTCGTGCCGCTGTACGCGGTGATCACGCCATCCATGTAATTCACGGAGCTGTTGACCAGCCGCACGCGATTGCCGACGATGAAGGCCGTGTCGGTGGCGTTCGTGTTGACCGTGAATGTCCTCGACCCGGTGCCGACCGTCAGCGAAGTTAAACTCTCGACGCCGGCATAGCCGAGGCCCACCGGAGCCGCAGCCACGGCAGTGAAGATGATGCTCGGCACAACCGGGCTGACGGGCGTCGTGCCTGCGGGGAAAGATGCCACGGCCAGTGACGTATCATCCGCCGACCAGATAAGCTCAATGTAGTCACTTGCAGCGAGAGGCAGCACAAAGTTCACAGTGCCGATTATCGCACCCTGCACTGAGCCAAACTTGCCCGGCACCGTAAACTTGCTGTCCGTGGCGGTAACATCTGCGCCGTTCTTGCGTATCCATATATTTGCTATGTGCGCGGTATTTGAGTTGTCCGTGTTCGTAAGCTGCGCGGAGAATGTTAGGCTGTAGACGCCCGCGTGAATGAACGTCACTTGCGAGCCGCTGACGACAGTTACGCCGTTATTTTCCACGTCGGCGCTGTTCAATGTCAGCGTGTACGCGGTGTTGATAGCTGCCGCAGTCTGCGTCGTGGTATCCCAGAACGAACCCCAGTACGCCTCAGTGCCAACCGCCAGCGACGCCACGGGCGTCCACACAGGAGGCGCTGCGCCGCCCGAGGTGAGGACGTAGCCCGCCGGCCCGGCGGCGTTGACGACGATGGCCGTGCCGGTGCCGTAAGCCACGCCGCCGGCAGTTGCCGTGGACGTGCTGTTGGTGCCGCCGTTGGCCACGGCCAGCGTGCCGCCAAGCGTGAAGGTGCCGGACGTCGTAATGGGGTTCGTCGTGTCGGACGTGGCTGTGAGGCCCGTGGTGCCGCCGGAGAGGCCGACACTCGTCACCGTGCCTGTGCCCCCGCCGCCGCCAGTGGCGGCGATAGTGACGCTGCCGGGGCCGTTGGTGATCGTGATGCCCGAACCTGCCGTCAGCGTCGCCTTGGCCAGCGTGTTGCCCGTCGTGTTGCCGACTAGCAGTTGCCCGTCCGTGTAGCTGGTCTGGCCTGTGCCGCCGTTTGCCACCGCCACGGTGCCGGTCACGTTGGCCGCTGTTCCGGTCGTGTTCTGGTTTAGCGTCGGCACGTCCGCCGCAACAATGGCGCGGAATGTTGGAGCACCCGCGACGCCATTCGGAGCCGCAAGGAACGTGTTCGCCGTCTGCGAGGCAAAGTTTGCTGGTGTGACTGCGAGCGTACCGCCCAGCGTGAGACTGCCGCTAGTAGTGACGGTGCCGGTCAGCGTCAGGCCGCTAACCGTGCCGGTGCCGCTGACGCTGGTAACGGTGCCACCGCCACCACCGCCGCCAGTGGCGTTGATCGTGATTGTGCCGCTGCCCTGCGATATGGTGATGTTGCTGCCGGCCACCAACGTTTGCCAGAACGGCGCGCCCGAGCCGCCGGCCGAGGTGAGCAGTTGCCCGGCATTACCTGCCGTGGTCTGGTTCAGGCTGTCGTTATCGGCGTAGATAACGGCACCGACGACGGGGGAGATTGCGTCGCCGGTGCCACCACGGCCCAAGGGGAGCACTCCTTGGGTTTCCGTGGTATCGGTCAGGTCCACCGCAGGGTGGACGTGATCTTCCCGCGCAGCCAGCAAACCGATCCCGGCAGAGGCAGCACCCAAGGGTTCTGGCGTCGCGTTCGACGGGTCGAGCGCGAGCGTAATGTTGCTGTTGAGTTGCCCGCCGCCGGTCAGGCCGGCCCCGGCAGACACCGTGCGGCTGGACGGCACGTAGTTGGCCAGCACGACGGGCGTGTCGACAATGGCCGTGACGCGCCCAGTGGCGTCAATAGTGACGGCCGGGATCGTGTCCGCGCCGCCGTAGGTGTTGGCGACGACGCCCGTGAAGTCCAACTGCGCAAAGCCCACGCCGTGCGGGATGATCGACAGCGTGCGGTCTTGACTGAGGTCACCGCCGCCCTGAAGACCGTCACCAGTGCCGATGACGCGCGTGGAC